GTTAGAATTAATAGCGAAAGGACCGAAAAAGAAAACGGCAATGAGTGCATAAATGGCGTACACAAGTAAAAAACCAAAAAAGAAGTTAAACAAAGGGGAAGAACTTACTTTAGCGAAAACTCAATTTAATGCCTACGTACGCGCTAGGGACCATGGGCATGAAGACTACATACACATGGCAAAAAAATGCGATGCTTATTATAGAGGAGAACAATGGGATGAGTTCGATATGCAAGAGCTCGATGACCAAGGTAGACCTGCTCTGACTATTAATACAATACTTCCAACAGTCAATGCTGTTCTAGCAGAACAAAGCACTAAAAAAGCAGATATACAATACAAACCTAGAGGTGGGGGCAACCAAGAGATAGCTGATGTTCTTACTAAAGTCTATGCTCAAATATCAGATAACAATAAACTTGACTGGGTAGAAGCTCAAATATTTTCTGATGGTCTGATTCAAGATAGAGGGTACTTTGATGTTCGTGTAGATTTTGATGATCATGTACAAGGAGAAATCCGAATCGAAGCAAAAGATCCTTTAGATATTCTTATTGACCCAGACGCAAAACATTATGATCCAAGAACGTGGAACGAAATATTTGAAACAAAATGGATGAGCATAGACGAGATAGAAGAAACTTATGGCCAAGATAAAGCAGATAAACTTAGGTTACTTGCTGAAACTGGTACAACTCTAGGTGCTGACTCTATGGAGTTTGAAGAGTCTAGGTATGGAGACACAGATGAATATAACTACGGACAACAGTATCCTGGTGATCCAGAGAATGCACGAATGCTCAGGTCTATTAGAGTTATAGAAAGACAGTATTACAAACTAGATGATTGCATGTATTACGTTGACCCTGTGACAGGAGATAAAAGAAAGATACCAAATGCTTGGGGCAAAAAGAAAAGAGAGCAGTTTGCTGATGATTATGGATTAGATATTATTTCTAAAAAAATGCGACGAGTCCGTTGGACAGTGACCGCAGATACTGTAGTGCTCTTTGATGACTATTCTCCATATGACCATTTTACAATTGTGCCATACTTTCCATACTTTAGACGTGGCAAACCATTTGGAATGGTAAGAAACTTATTATCACCTCAAGAACAACTTAATAAAATTACTTCTCAAGAATTGCATATTGTAAATACAACAGCAAACAGTGGTTGGATCGTAGAATCTGGGTCTTTGTCTGGTATGACAGCAGATGACCTAGAAGAACACGGCGCAGAAACAGGGTTAGTTTTGGAATATAACAGAGGCTCTACTCCTCCTGGTAAAATACCACCGAATCAAATACCTACAGGTTTAGATAGACTAGGTCAAAAAGCAGCAAGAAATATAAAAGAAATAAGTGGTATAACAGATGCCATGCTTGGTATGGATAGTCCAGAAGTATCTGGCGTAGCAATTCAAGCAAAACAAGGTAGAGGATCTTTGTTGCTACAGGTGCCGTTAGATAACTTAGCTAAAACTAGACAATACTTAGCAGAAAAAGTTTTACAAATGATTCAAACTTACTATACTGAAGAGCGTATAATTCAGATTACTGATGAATCAGATCCTTATAAACCAAGACAAAAATTAAAAGTGAATGAGATGACTCCAGAAGGAATGGTCATAAACGATTTAACTATTGGAGAGTATGACGTTGTTGTAGGCACTGCTCCAGCTAGAGACAACTTTGATGAAATGCAGTTCGCTGAAGCTATTGAACTTAGAGGAGTTGGAGTGCCAATACCAAATGATATGATAGTAGAGTATTCACACTTATCACGTAAAGCTGATATAGCAGAAAGAATTAGACAAATGGAAGGAACTGCTCCACCTACAGAACAACAAGTACAACTACAACAGTTCCAGTTAGAATCACAGATTAGAAGTACGCAACTTGAAATAGCTAAGTTAGAAGCAGAAGTAACAAGATTACAAACAGAATCTGCTCTTAATGTTGCAAAAACTCAAGCAGCAGAACAAGATCCACAGTTGAAGGTTGCTGAATTACAAAGTAAAATTCAAACTAAACGTGAAGAACTTTCTCTACGTGAAAGGCTTTCTGAGCTTACAAATGATATGAGAAAGAATCAAACCGATACTGCAGCAGCAGCTAAAATGGCAGCTGCAGCCATGAAAACCACAGGAGGTAATTAGTTATGGCAAAGAATGATAAAACTCAAGCATCAACAGACGATAAAGTAATGTTTGATGGTGTCCCAGGCGCTGATAAAAAAACAGCAGAAGACGCAGAAGGATTTAAAGTAGATATGAACTTTGAAGAAGAACCTAAAGCGGAAGAAGATGAAATAGAATTTCCAAAGGAGGCGGAAGTTGAAGAAGTCGAAGAGCTTAAGGCTGAAGAAGAACCACAAGAAGAAACTGAAGAGACAACAGAAACAGAAGAATCTGAAGTTGAATCTGAAGTTGCAGAAAACACAGGAGAAGAAACAGTATTGGCAGACAATGACTCAGATCCACAACCGGTTGTTGAAGCAGTACAAGAGGGAGTTGACGAGCCAAAAGAACCTATGATTCCAAAATCTAGGTTTGATGAGGTTTTAGCTAAACAAAAAGCTTTAGCTAAACAACTACAAGAAGCAACTAATCCTGTAGAAAAAATAGACAAAGCACCAGAATACGATTTTGCTGCAAAAGAAATAGCGTATCAAGAACATATTTTAAATGGAGAAGCTGAAAAAGCTGCTGCTTTAAGATCAGAAATTAGAGATGCAGAGCGTCAATCTATGTTGTTTGAAGTACAAGAACGTATGGGTCAAACTGTGCAACAAAGCACAGAAGCTGTAGCTCTACAAAATAAAGCTGTAGAATTACAAACTGCTCATCCAGAGCTAGATGAAACAAGCGCTACTTATAATGCTGACTTAACACAAGAAGTTATGGATCTAAGAGACGCATTTATAATACAAGGTTTTTCTGGAGCGGATGCTTTAGATAAAGCTGCTAAGTATGTAATTAAACCTACTTTACCTACAAACAACGAAGAACCAAAAAAAGATGTAGTTGGTGAAAAAATAGTAGAAAAGAAAAAAGTAGCTAACACAACTAAAAAATTAGAAGCTGCTGAATCTCAACCTCCTACATTAAAAGGAAAAAATAAAGTTGAGAAAAAAATAGATTTAGATGTATTGTCCTCAGAAGAGTTTGATGCATTACCCGCAGAAACTTTAAAAAGAATGCGTGGTGATTTCGGATAAACTGTGGTATAACTAAAAGAACTTCGCACGTAAGAGCGATATCTTACCAGGGTCGTTCCTGTAAAAAATCGTTTTTCGCTTGTTAGAGCGTAAAACTAACCGGAGTCGTATTCCGCAAATAACGAGAGCGTCCCCCCCACGATAACGGGTATACGGATAGGTAGTCGCTCCAAAAGACGACTGGTTTTTAACAACTTTGATAAGGAGAATTATCATGGCAAATACTAATTTTGCTGCGTTGACCAGTGAACAATTAACGATCTGGTCGCGTGATTTTTGGCGTGTCGCTAGAAATATGTCCTTCATCAACCAATTCGCAGGTAGCGGATCCAATTCTATGGTTCAGATTATATCTGAGCTTACTCAATCAGAAAAAGGAGCTAGAGCTGTATTAACACTTTTAGCCGATATGACTGGTGATGGTATAGTTGGAGACAATACTTTAGAGGGTAATGAAGAGTCATTAAGAGCTTTCGACATTGTTGTACAACTTGATCAACTAAGATTTGCGAACAGACTTTCAGGTAGAATGAATGATCAAAAATCAGTTGTGAACTTTAGGGAACATTCTAGAGATGCACTTGCTTATGCAATGGCTGACAGAATGGACCAATTAGCATTCTTAAGTCTAAGTGGTATCGGTTATACACTTAAGAACAATGGTGCATTAAGACCTGTTCAAAATTCTGGACAGAATCTTGGTGATCTTGCGTTCTCAAGTGATGTATCTGCTCCTACTTCTAATAGACATAGAAGATTTGATGCTACAAACGGTATCGTAGCTGGTGATGTTACTGCAATTGCTGCAGCTGACAAACTAAGCTATAGCGCTATCGTTGATCTAAAAGCTTATGCTAAAGATCAGTACATCAGAGGACTAAGAGGCGAAGGTAATGATGAGACATTCCATCTTTTCGTAACACCACAAGTAATGGCTGACTTAAAACTTGATTCAGATTTTCTTGCTAACGTAAGACAAGCTGGTATCAGAGGTCCTCAGTCAAGCTTATTCTCTGGTTCATCAAGCTTAATGGTTGATGGAATCATGGTACATGAGTTCAGACACGTGTTTAACACGTCTGGTGCTACAAGCGGTACATCATCAAATGCTGGTGCTGCTGGTTATAAAGGTGGAGCTAATGCAGATGTAAACTACTCAAGATGTTTATTCTGTGGTGCTCAATCATTAGCAATGGCTGATATTGGTATTCCTGAAATAGTTGAAGATACATTTGACTATGGAAACCAAAACGGTATATCAATTGGGAAAATATTCGGACTCAAGAAACCTAAGTACAATTCTGACGTAACTGGTCAGGTTGAAGACTTTGGGGTTGTTGCGTTAGATGTTGCATTCTAATTGTGATATATTTTATGGGTGGCTAATTAAAGCCACCCATTTTTAAGGAGTAAAATTATGTGGATAGTTTCAAATGATGATATAACAGTAGCATCTACTTGGGGCGCTACTATACATTTAGTAGCTGGAGAACCAAGACAAGTTGGTAAAGACTTAGGGTTGCTTTGTTTACAAGCTGGATGTACAGAAGTGCAAGAGTCAGAGGTACCAGCAATGGAGCCTGCTCCAGTAGAACCAGTAGAACCAGTAGAACCAGTAGAAGAAGTTGTAATAGAAGACATGCCAGGAGTAGAAACTGCAGAAACAGTTGTTTCACCAGACTTTGAAAGTATGACTAAAATACAATTAGAAGAGTATGGTCGTACTATTGGTATAGAATTAGATAGACGTAAAAAGAAATCAGCTTTAATTGAAGATTTAAAAGCAGCACAATAAAGGATGACTAATGGCAGGGACACTTACAGGCGCTAATATAATAACTAGAGTACAAGATACTCTACAAGATACTACAAGTGTTAGATGGCCAGAAGCAGAATTGCTTAGGTACATAAATGATGCGCAAAGAGAAATTGTAAATTTTAAGCCCGGTGCTTCATCAAAAACTGCTAACATGCAATTAGTTACAGGCACTTTACAATCGCTGCCCACAGAAGGGTTACGATTAATTAAAGTAACTAGAAATATGTCTGATGCTTCTGGGGGTGCTACAGGGGCCAGAGCGATTAGGTTAGTAAATTCCGATATTCTTAATACTCAAGAGCCCGATTGGAATAACCCAAGCGTAAGTGGCGATGCTGCACATGGTACTACAGTTAAACATTATGTTTTTGACGATGATGATCCAAGAAAATTTTATGTGTACCCAGGTGTAGCGGGTAATGCTTACGTAGAAATTGTTTATTCTAAATCTCCTACAGATTTAAGTAGCGCAAGTTCTACTATAGATGTAGATGATATTTATGGTAATGCAATTGTAGATTTTGTTCTATACAGAGCATACATGAAAGATGCAGAGTATGCTGCAAATAGCCAAAGAGCCGGACAACATTATCAATTATTTACAGCTAGCATAGGACAAGGAGGGCAATCTCAAATGTTAGTAGACCCTAACAATGACCCAGTTTCTAATATAGGATCTGTCCCAAAAATAATGCAGCAACGAGGTAATTAAAAATGGCAGCTTATTCTTCTTTAATAAAAGAAGTATTACCTTATGTGCCCATGTGTCCTGATACCTTAGTAGAACAAAATTTGCGTTCAGCAACTATAGAATTTTGTGAAAGGTCAAAAGCTTATATTTTAGACATGGACCCTTTTAACACTATAGCAGGTGTTTATGAGTATGATTTTGATATACCAGTGGCTACTGAAGTTCATCAAGTTTTGTTAATGACACATGATGGCAATGACATGGATCCTATAAGCCCACGTAGTTTAGAATTAAATTACCCAGATTGGAGAGATAAAACAGGCCAACCGCATGTATATTTACAAAAAACTCCTACCACGTTCTGGATAGTGCCTGTGCCAAGTGGTGCTAAACAGGTTATAGTTAGTTTAGCTTTAAAACCAACTAGAACTAGTAACAATATAGATACTACAATATCTAATCAATATAGAGACGCAATTATATATGGGACTCTTTACAGATTGTTGCGTATGCCAAATAGAGAATGGACTGATATAGGTGCAGCACAAGAATACCTATTTCAGTTTAATGTAGAAACAAAACAAGCAGAATTAAGAGCCCGAGGCGGAGACCTTGGGGTAAAAAGAACTGTTAAGTACAAAGGAATCGGAATGCCAAGGAGACGGTATGGAAGGTACGGAAAAGAAATCGACTATTGATGTATATATAGACCCTAAACCTGCTGATATACGTTCCACGTGGAACATTGTAAAGCCTGGAATAGAACAAATACTAGCCGAAAATCCTTACCTCACTTTTCTTCCTGAAGATGTTTACAGTGAGTGTGTTAATGAAAGGGCTTTTCTATATACTTCTCCTGTAGGTTTTTTGGTGCTGACTGTAGAAGTAGATCAGTTTACAAAGGACAAGACATTACTGCTATGGATAGCGTATACTTATGAAAAAGGTGGGCATAACTGGTTAGCCCACAATGATTGGTTTAATGACCTTGCTATGGAAACCGGTTGTAAGTATCTCGAAGCGAGATCACGAGTACCAGAGATGGAATCGTACACAGAAGAAATAGGATGGGGGTTAGACACACGAATATATAGGAAAGAAGTTAAATGAGCAGTAAACCAAAAGCAGGAGAGTATAAAGCAAGTGAGCAAGAAAAAGCTCTTGCTTCTGTATCTTTAGCTGAAAAAAACTATTTTCGAGAAAAATATTTACCTAAGTTAACAGAACTTAGAGATAGATCTATGACAGAAGACTATTCTGGAGTAGCAACCGGTAGAGCCCAAGCCGATACTATGCAAGCTTTAAGTGGCAGACCTAGTTTACTAGCCGCACAATCTGTAGATGCAGCAGCAGATTTAGCTTCAGCAGCGGGGGCGCAACAACTTCAAGGCAGGACACAGGGGCTAACGGCCCAAAGAGGTGACCAAATAAATGTACTCAAAAATGCTAGGGGTATGCAAGCGGATGCGCAGTCTGGTTTATCTCAAGCTGCAAGGATAGAATCTAGTAAGCAATTAGACTTTGCTAGGGCAAAACAGGCAAGAAGAAATGCTAATTTTAAAGCAGCCAATAAAATGGTAGGGCAAATGGGACAAAACTTTCAGGAAAATTTAGGGTATCAAGATGCTGGTAGTGCAGAAGAAAACAAAGGATTTTTTAGCAAGTTTTTACCAGCACAGGGTATAGGGCAAATATAATATGTTATACGACGGTTTATATAATATGGGACAGTATAATAACAGAAGAGATTCTGTTTCTAATCTTCCTACTGTTAGCGATCCCGAAGCTACTTTTGCTGCTATTACTAGACAAGATTACGACGATTATATAAACAACTTCAGGGGTTTTGAAGAAAAGTTATTAAAACTTACTGATGATGATTCTTTAATAAAACAAGCTAGAGAAGATCAGACCCGACAAAATCAAATAGCTCAACAAGTACAACAACGAAACATAGAGAGATATGGCGGAGCTGGTCTGTCAAATGCGCAACGACAAGAACAACAAAGAACTTTACAAAGAGGAGGCCAATTGGGCCTTACCAATTCTTTAAATAATGCTAGAGTTCAACAAAGAACAGTAAACGATGCTTTATTAAACGAATTAATAGGTATAGGGCAAGGCGTTAATCAAAGTTCTTTAAGTGGTTTAGGTGATGCCTCTGCAATGGCTGCTAATAGGGCATCTGCATATAAAAATGCAAAAGCTCAACATCATGGGAATATGGTTGGGTTAGGGGTAACAGCATTAGGGGCGCTTTTCGGTATATAAAATGAGCACAAGAACAACTGCAAGATTACGAGGGTTACAAGGTAATCAATTAGCAGCGGATCAACGAAAAGAAGGTATAGTTTCAGACTTAGGAATTTTATCTAATAATAATTTTTTATATCAAGGTGGTACAACTACCACTCAAAATGAAGATGGCACAAGTACTACTCTAGTAAACAATACCTTAAATGAAAGAGGTAGAGCTGAACTTTTAAAAAGAGATAAAAATGGTAATTTAGTCAATGAAAGGTTAATTACTAGTATTCTGACAGCAGACCCTGTAGCAAGTTCTTACACAGACGTAAACACAAACAAAAGAGCAAAAGGTAAGATTAGTAAAGTAAGATACGATGCTCAACGTGGCAGTAATATTTTAGAAGTCGATACCCCCCAAGGTTTTTTTCCTAAAACTCTCGGGTTGACTAATAGACAAGATGATATAGTTGCTGAGATAAGCGACGAAGATTTATTAGAAATGGTTGATCAGTCTATTATCTACAATAAAAGTCTTGTTGCTGGTGGGGACATGCTTTACGCTGGTGGTAAAAGGCAAGGTGTAGAAACAATAGGTGCTGAGCAAGATGATTATGGTTCTACTATATCAGAAATAAATCAAGCAGTAGAGAATGAGCAAATTAGTCCAGGCGAAGCTGCACAAATAAGAGCAGAGCTTGCAGAAGAAAAGAAAAGTCTTGGTGGCGTTGCTCCCGCTGATACTCCTTCTGGAGAAACCCCTTCTGGAGAAACCCCTTCTGGTTTTATAAGTTTAGAAGAAGCTAAAAATATAACTAAAAAATCTCCACAAGTTACAGGCCCTTACGGAGCAAGTTCTGAACAATTTAATACTACAATTATAAATAATCCTAAATTTAGAAATTACATACCAGATCCTAATAACAAAAATCCTTTTGGGCTATCTGATGAAGAAATGGATCAACTTACAGTTGGGCAAAGAAAAGACTTAGTAAAAAGGGAAGAGTCTTTAGTTAATATGAATGTAAATAGAATTGTTACACAAGAAATTAAAGGGTTACGTGACGAGTTACGTAACATTGACAGCGCACAGATAAGCACTGAAGAACAAAAAAATTTAGAAAAGTTAGGAAAAGCTGCAGGCATTGACCCTAATCCTTTAGGTAGATTTCTTCCTGCTGATTTTATTAATAATAAAAATTTAGCAGATACTAAAAAGTTTTTTAAAGATAATCCTGAAGAGTTTAAAAAATTTGTAGAAGATCCAAAAGGTTATTTGTCTGGTAGTCTTAGCGAAGAAAAGCCAAATAGTTTTAATCTTGTAGCTACGTCAACCGGAGATGATGTATTAGATGCAACTGTAAAAAATAAAGGAATACCTGAAATACCTGACCCTAAAACAGATCCTGCAGGTTTTAATGCACACATAACCCAATATGCTAAACAATACCAAGAACTTGGAGCAGATCCAGACGTAATACAAAGAGCACAAACATATGTGCAAAAACACAATGTTACAGACGCAACTTCTTTCCAAGCGGCACCTGTAGTGGATAGAGATGTAAATGTAAGTAAAGCTTTAGTAGCTATTGCTATTGCAGAAAACGCTAGATTAGCAGGCGGTAGTTTTGAAGATTCTTTTAAAGAAAATTATAATTTATTTGATGTAGGAACCCCTGGGCAAGATAGGTATACAGCAGCAGCTACAGACGCTAGTATACTTAAAAATTATGAGGGTATTAGAAAATCTAGACTGGCTGAATTATATCCAGACTTTCAAGATAAATATAACTATATTACTGATATAGAGTTTTTTGTTACTAAAAAAGATAAAGATGATAATGTTATACGAAGTAGGTATAAAGACCCTAAAAAAGACGTTCAATTAACTTCTGAAGTTAGAAACGCTTTTGCAACTATAAAAAACAATAATGGTTTTACAATCCAACCTAATGGTAAAGTTAGGTACGCAACTAGCCAAGATGAAGCAGCAACTAAACTATTACATGGTGAATATTTCTTAGCTTTAGCAAACAACATAGGTTCTGTAGATTTACCTGATTGGTGGTCAGATTGGTTACAGTATGCAAATGCCGCAAGCAGCCCTTCCGAAGTTTTACAAAGAGTTCGTATAAACACTAAAACAGTAAATGGTCGAGAGGTCATAAATGAAATATTTTTAATTCAACCTGGTTCAAGCACCGAAGCTGAGCAAAGTATAAAAGCTCCAGAGTTAGCTGCTTTTTATGGCGGGCTTGATTCAGACTTTAGGGCTACTTTTATACAATCTATACCTAAAGACAATAGAGGAAAATAAATGGTTACTGAGACAGACTTAATAGGTGTCTCCGCCACTTCCACTGAACCAAGGGGGAACGAAACAGACCTAATAGGCGCTTCTGCTTCTCGTACTGCTGCCCCCCAAGGCGAAGTTATAGATGACCCTTTTCAATTATTTAGAGCCGCAATAGATACAGGTGTGCAAAATACTGCTGCACAAACTGTTAACTTTGGCGCAGCCTTAAATGCTCTTATGGGGCAAGAAGATAAAATGCAAAACAAATTAGATTCTGCTAATAGAGTTACAGAATCTTCTTCTTATTATCTTGCAAATATGGATACTTTTGAAGAGTTTTTAGATGAACCTACTTTTGGGGGTTTTATAAACCAAGCAATACAAGCAACTGGTCAATTCGTACCCTCTGCTGTAGCTAGTATTGGTTTAGCTATGACAGGTGCTGGTTTAGGAGTAGGGGCGACTGCTGCTGTGGGTAGAACCGTAGGGACTAAAGCGCTTACAAAAGCAGCTTCTAAATCTGTATTACCAACTAGCATAGCAAAAGAAGCAGGAGATCGTAAAACTTTACAAAAAGTTGTAAATAAATATATAGCTATAGAAGCAAATAAAGCTAAAAAAAGACCTACTAAACTCGATCCCCTTACCCCAGACGAAGAAAAAATGATTAATAATCTTTATGCTTTTATACGAAGTAAAAGACGTGGCACTAGCGCTAAAGTAGGAGCGTTAGCAGGTGCTGGGTCTCAAGAACAAGTAATGGGTACTGGTATAGCTTTTGGAGATTACGCAGAACAAGGAATGACTACAGCAGATGATGCTATTGCTTCTTTTGCACAAGGTGGTGTATTTGCTGCAATTGGTTTAGGTAGTGAAGTTGCTGTAGCAAAATCTGTAGCAAGTGTAATTAATAAAAAAACACCAAAAGGTATTAATACTTTACAAGATGCTTCTATACAAAGTAGAAGAAGTAGACTTGCTCAAGTTACAGGTACTACTGCGGTAGCAGAAGGGCTAGCAGAAGCAGGACAAGAAGAACTTTCCGTGCAACAAAAATTTAGAATAGACGAAGACTACACGCAAGCTATGGCTAATTTAGATAGGGCTAATGCTTTGTTTGCTGGGTTCTTTGGTGGCGTAGGTGTAGGTACTGCTATTGGTACTCCCTCGGCTTTAGCTGGTAAAAGCTACGATATGATGAAACAAGGTTATGCTATCGCTGCACAAGAAGAATTCGATAAAGTCACAGGTAAGGTTTTACCAGAAAGCGAAGCTGCTCTTAGAGATCAATTTGAAGCAATGGATAACTCAACCATAAATAAAGATTTCGTTTGGGTAGTTGAAGCTAACAGAAAAACTATGGAAGGTGGATTAGAAGCTGAATTACAAAAAAAATACCCAAACGTGCAAGCGGTAGATATAAATAAAGTAGGAATTTTGTACACTACTAATCCTGAAAAAGCGGAGTCTTTTGCTAATTATATGTCTACAAATGCTCTTAGTAGAGATCTTTTAGATGAGTGGTTAGCAAATAATAACGGGTATACAAGAAAAAGAGCCTCAGGAGATAGTATTGCAGTTAGTGTAGTAAGTCCTAATGGTAATGTTATTTGGGAACAGTCTGTTACAAAAGAGGGAGAAGCAGATGCTTTAAAAGCTGCAGAAGCTGTAATAAATAATACCCCAGGTTTTGAAGTAAAAACTAGAGATTTAGATAGTGTTGTAGAAGAACGTATGGACGCTATGCAGGATGAGGGGTTAGATGAAAATGAACAGCAAGAATCCTTTCAAACAGAGGAAGAAGAATTAGGAAATATATTTGATGTTAGCGAGCCTACTGCTGTAGAAGAGGGTAGAGGTTCTTTTCTTGACCCTATAACCCCTAGACAAAAAGGTACACAAGTTTGGGCTATACCTTCTACTGATATAACTTACGACCAAGCTTTAGTAGAAGAAGCTAAGTCTTTAGTTCCAACAGAGTTTGAGAGAGAGTTTGAAGAAAACGTAAATAAAAAAAGGTATTCAGAAAGTTTACTAAAAGCTTTTGTAAAAGAAAATGTAAATGATTCAACTGGTGCTTTTTATAAAATTAATGAAAATACTGATAGAGGCGGATTTAATTTAATTAAATACAACATGGGTTATACCCCAGGGGTGACTCAACCTAGTCCTGCAGATATAACTAAATCAGTTAATTTAGCAAAAAGAAGAGCAAGAAATAGTAGGTTTACAATAGAAACACCTGAGATGGGCAAACCTATACAGATTGACATGCCAACTCTTGTTAATCAAGGCAGAGTTCTTGCAAGGCGTTTTGGAGAAAGTTTATCGCAAGATGAGTTTGGTAGTGCTATAGATGGACTTGCTTTTATTTTAGGTTCTTTAGAAGGTAACTATGCGTTATTTTATGACGGCAAACTTGTAGATGACGCAGCTTTTAATGACCCTGGGGCTTTTATATATACTAAAAACAAAGGCAAAGATAAGTTTACTTTAAATGATTTACAAAGGGGTAGAGCATCTAGTGTTAATGTTAAAGATACAGTAAATCAGGTTGGGGCTGATCCTAGGCAAGATATAGAACAAGTAGCAGAAGAGAAAGAAGGTGGAAAAGAACCTACACCAGACGAAAGGTTAGAAAACGAATTTAACAGAAGACTATTTAAAAACCCTTATGCAAAAGGGTCTACAAAAACAGGGGGCCCTAAACCCGGTGTTTCTTTTACTAGTGTAGTTGAACAACATCTAGGCGCTACTTTTCTCAAAGACTTTCAACGTATTGCTAATACTAAGTTAGGTTTAAAGAAAGCGTATAAAGTGTTTAGTACTACAGAGGATATTACTTTAGAGTCTTTAGAAGGAGATGCAGATTTACTAAACAGGGTTCAAAATGGTTTAAAAAGATTAGCTCCAGATAGCGGAGAATCTACTAGAGGTTTAAACATCGAAGGCGCAAACTTTGATGTTCTTCTTGTACAAACTAGAGAAGGATTTAACAAAGCAGAACAAGGGGCTAGGGCATTTGTTGTAGCCCATGAGATAGGTCATTCTTTTGTAAGAGAACAATTAGAAAACTCTTTAAATATACCTAAACTAAGACAAGGTTTGCTTGATGGATTTAATCAAGATAGGGAAGGTAATGACACTGCTCAATATACAAATGATGAACAAGGGTTTACAGAATGGATGTCAGACCAAGTAGCTTCTTTTCTTCTTGATGAAACAAAAAAAGCACAAAACCAAACAGACTCTTTCTTTAAACGTTTAGCAGGTAAGATACAAGCTTTTGTAAAAGAGTTTAGCGGTTTTGCTACTAGAAGATATGGAGTAAGTCCTGCTTTTGCTGATTATGTAGTAGAGTTAAAAAGAATAAATAACGACCCTGGTCATTTTATGACAAAGTATTTAGCAAGTGCAGAGATACAACAAACAGTAGAAAAGATAGGCAAAGAGATACCGTTAGGCGATCCTAAAGCCCCACAAAAAATACAACAAACAGTAAATAGACTAAAAGAAACAGGAGAAACAGGGGCAGCCCTTGGTGTGGGCGAGTTCTTAAAAGTTGTTTTACTTGCTAAAGATGATTTACTTAGAGGTTATGGAAAAGCTGGTAAAGCACTAGCTCAAATGTTTAGAGGACAGCCACAAACTACAGAAGCAATAGGATTACTTACTGCAACAACTACTATAGCTAGAGCTAAAATGACTCAAATACAAGATATTCTAGGAGTGCGTAAGAGTGGTGAAATGACCCAAGAAAAAATGGATATTCTTTTACAAGCTGAGGATAATACTATACCCACAGAACAACTAGGGCCACAAGCTGCAAGAATTAGAGAGTGGCTAACAGAACATTATGATTCATTAGGGTTGGAAAAAATAGGTATAGATAAGCTCTCTAATTATTTTCCGCGTTCTTTACTTATAGAAGAAGTAGCAGGCAACCCTGAAAAGAAACAAGAATTAGTAAACTTACTCATGGAGTTTAACGATGGTCTTAGTGAACAAGAAGCTAATGAAGCAGTAGAAGCTACACTTGCAGATATATCTAATGAGATAGAAATAGATAGCGATGGCGCTAAATATAATATAGGTTTACTAAAGTCTAGAGCAGCTCTTTATAAAAATGTACCTACTAAACGTTTAAGAGATGCAGAACTATTAGAAGACCCACACAGAGCATTGCAAAAATATATTGATAATACAGTAAAAAGAACAGAATTAAATAAAAGAGGTGGACCAGAAAGAATTGCTGAGTTGCTTAGTCAAATAGAAAACCCTAAGCAAAGAGAACTAGCTGAGCAAGCGGTTATGGCTATGTTAGGTAAAGTAACACCAATAGCAAATGGGATGTTTAGAGGGACGAATCAAATAGGATTAGCTTTTAACGTAGTTACGCTTTTAACTTTTGCTACTTTTGCTTCTTTCCCAGATCTAGCAGGACCAATACTGCGTTCTAAAGATTTTGGGGCTTTAAGAACCGCAGCTAGTACTATTTTTAGTATGATAAAAGACCCAAATGAAGCAGCAACATTAGCTAAAGATATAGGAGTTGTTGGGATTGATGCAATGATGGAAACGTTTGTGGGTGCTGGCGAGTTAGAATATACAAATGAAAACACTAAAAAGTTTACCAATAAGTTTTTTAGAGCTATAGGATTAGAACAGTTTACTAAGTTTACTAGAGTATTTGCAGCAGGTATGGGTAAAGCATTTTTATTAGATAATGCTAAAAAAGCAAAAACAGGTGATAAAAGAGCTATAAGATATTTAAAAGAATTAGGTGTAACAGCAGATGATGTTATCGCTTGGGGCGGTGGTAATATTAATGAAGCAGGTAATGAAAAAATAAAATTAGCTTTAGCTAGGTTTGTAGATGAGTCTATAGTAAGACCAAATGCTGCAGAAAGACCTATTTGGGCCTCTGATCCTAGATTTGCTTTAGTGTGGCAACTTAAATCTTTCTTCTACGCTTATGGTAAAACTATCGTAGGCGGTTCTATAAATGAAATGCAGGCTAGGTATACAGAAGCAGGACTAAAAGGTGCATCTGTGCCTTTGTTTTTAGGTGCTGCAACTTTACTACCATTAACTATGTTAGGGTTTGATTTACGTGAAAGATTTAAAGTTGGATTAGCTTGGGTTTTACCAGGCGTAAGCCCAGAAGATAAAAATTACAGAAGATCACAAAGCATGGATTGGGGTGAGTATAGTACAGAGATTATAGATAGATCCGGGGTACTTGGGCCTTTTACTTTAGCGCTTCCTTTGTTTATGGAAGATAAAAGATATGGAGATCCTATGTGGGTAGGCCCACTTGGACCGACTGTAGAAAAAGGGTATGATTTAGTAACAGGAAATTTAAGGGTAAAGGACGTAACTCCCTTTTATTCTCCATTATAGGTATAATTAATTATGGCGTATTCAGATACAATAAAATTAGTAGTAGGAGATACACTCCCTGAACTTACTTTTAACCTAAAAGACAGCAACACTGCTGCTTCTGGTGCTACTTTAGACATAGAGGACAGCACAACTTGGGCTCCTGTAAATTTAACAGGAGGTTCTGTAAAACTAAGAGTAAGAGAAGTAGGTAAAACTACAGTGTTATCAACTATTACAGCTACTATTTCTGCTCCTAGTGCAGGTACTTGCACCTTAATATTTCCGTCA